TGCATATAAATGCAAAGAGTGTCTTGAGTACTTTGAGGTAGTCCATGGAATGAACGAGGAACATGAGTCTTGTGGCTTTTGTTTCTCGAATGACATCCATAGAGTGCCTCAAATGCCTCATTTAGCTCGAACACAAACTTCAAAGGGTGGTAAGGTAGGCGATGAAGTAAAACGCGCTATCGAGGAAAATAGAGCCCTCCTGAAGGAAGAAAAAAAGAAAAGAGTGGAGTTGCCTGATGACCGTTAGTATTTGGCTTACGATGGCGCTTACCGCGTCTGTTGGTGTTAATGTGGTTTTTTACTGGCTTATCCGAGAGCAATCATCTCGCCTCTCGGTAATTGCTGATAACACTGATGACTTGATTGATATGGTGAATGGATTTAGAAGCCACTTAAAAGCTGTCTATTCGCTTGAATCATTTTATGGAGATGAAACATTAAAGGCTCTGATGGACCATGCTGGATCGCTGTCTGTCATCCTTGAAGATCAATATGGCGACATTGCAGCACTGTCTGAGCCCGTTGAATATGAAGAAATTGGAGAAGAAAATGGCTCGGAAGAGAACCAAGAAGAAAAACATGTATTTTACGCAGGAACACGAGAACGCAATAGTTGAGTTCTGTTCCACAGACGATCAAAAAATTAAAGATGCTCTCTACAGAGACATGATTCAACCCGTGTTCTCTCAGATGGTTGACAAGATCGTCTTTACTTATAGATTTACAAGCCTCCCAGACATTGATGATCTGCGAGATGAGTGCAAGGTCTACTTGACCACTATCCTTGGGAAGTTCGACCCCGCAAAGGGCTCTAAGGCCTTCTCTTACTTCTCTGTTGTTACAAAGAACTGGTTCATTCACAAAGTGAAGAAGCACAAGAAGAAGCTCGAGAGGGAAGTCCCTCTAGCTGTTGCGGAATTGGATCCTGACATTCATTTTGTTGACAAAGCAGAGTCTTATCAAGATCGTAAACTCCGCCAAGAAATGATGGCCAATTTACGCGAGGAAATGGCAACTTGGGAAGTCGACTTTCAGAAAGAGAAAGAAAAAAAGGTTTATGACGCTGTAATGATGTTGTTTGAATCAGCTGATGACATTGAAATCTTTAACAAGAAAGCTATTTATCTTTATCTCCGTGAGCTTACGGGAATGAATACTAAGCAAATCGTCTCTCAATTAAATAAGATGAAAAAGAAGTACAGAGACTTCAGAGATAGTTGGGACAACGGCGAAATTTAACAAAGGACTAATTAGGTTTATGAGTAGCGACAAACATATAAAACAAGCAATCAAAAACATTGATGATGATCGTGAGACAACTCGCGAACTTCTCGATGATGCAATGCGACAATTGGCAAAGGATCCGTCCCAACACACATCATTGGGTGTGGTCCTCGCCAAGTATGTCGAGACGTTACAAAGATCAAATGAGCAACTTGTAAAACTTTGTGGTTTAATGTCGAAGAATGAAAAGTCTGACGAGTTAACAGACAAAGATTTTGCTCAAATCTTTGATCAAATTCAAAACTCGGACACAGACAAAAATGACGATTGAATCACAAAATCAAATTTTAACTCCATATGATAGGTTGTCTCGTCGTTTAGATAATCTTTTCAAGATGGAAAATCAAACACCTGCACCGGACACTTTCGATGCTTTTATCTTTGTTGATCACACAACAGAAGAAGCTGCTCGAGTAGCAAGAAGCGAAGTGGACTCAACTACTGAACCTGAAACTGGTTTTTTGAAATGTAGAGTTTTTGACGAAAACTTCCACCACGCAGGCCAAATGAGTCCGTTGGATGCAAAGACAACAGAAGAATATAAATTAGCAATCAATGGATGCTCAGAGGGATTTGTTAGAGCTGATCACCCAAGTCTTAGTTCTTTAGTAAATGGCTCAGTTTGGACTTGTTCCATGAAAGGTCAGACAATTCAATTGCTTTCACTTTCGAGAGCAACGGCTTTTTCCTTCAATCCCGAGTCTGGTAAAGTAGATGGAAAGCCAGGCGGCGCAAAAGAATCTTTAAATAATGGAACTAAGATTCCGCTTGGAAACAGATCTAGTGAAGCTCTGGTGAAAATTGAATTCAAGAACAATTCATCTTCTCTCATTAATCAATCCAAAAAGAATCCCTACAAAGATTTCTTACCAGAGTTATCAAAAAAATTAGCAGAACTAGGGCTATCGAGAACCTCTGTCGTTGTTACTAGTTTGTTCCGAGGTCCGAAGGCACAAGTTGCTGCGATGATGGGTGGAAGGATCAAACAAGGCAATTCAGCTAGTTACAATGGATTTGTTGAATGGATGAGTTCCAACTACAAAGGGTCGCTTGGAAATGAGCTCAGAGCTATTGTTGGAGAGAAAGACTGGTCTGTTGATGTTGAGGGCTTGAGAACAAAGTTGGTTGCGAAGGTAACGGAACAATATAATGCAGGCAAATATCTATCAAAGCACATGGTGAATGGAGCTATTGACTTGAGGACAAATGATGTCGCATGGTCGGATGTTCAAATAATGCTTGAGGCATTAAAGCAACTTAAAGCAAGTGGTTTTGTAACTTTTTATCAACTTGAAAATAGTAGAGGCTCTGCATCGAACACTCCTCCATCCGCAGAACACATTCACTTTTCACTAGCAACAAATGGAGCCTCGGAATAAAATGACTAAAAAAATTAATGTTAAAATGAAAGAAGCTTACAACGCTTTACAACATACGAACAGAAAAAACCTAGACGCCATTACTGACGTTGAGCTTGAAAGAATCCCAGCAAGATCTGGATTGTTTTTAACGGATGATGACGAGGCATTGCCTGTTTTTGCTCCTGTAAGACCAGCTGAAAAAATCATCTCTAGAAAATCTATCAATGGAAGAAACGCTGGTGCTAGAATCGTTTTAACTAAAGATAATTTTGGTGCGGAATCAACTGGACTTGGTGGCGCAGGTGGAACTAAGTGCGAAGCTATTGACATCGTAGCGGGACAACTATCTGCATCTGAAGAAATTAGAACAACGGAAACCAAATCTAGAGCAAACTTTGCTGAAGATGGAGCTAGAATCTATCTCACAGAGCGCGGAAACATCAATCATTATTTTGCAACGGAGAATTCCGATCCTTTAACTGCAGTTTCATCTAATTTAAAATCAGGAATAGGAATCAAAGCAGATCACACGCTAGTAATTGGCCGCGAGAGAGTTAGGATTCTTGCTGGTCTTGCAAAATTCAATGGCAACGAGAAGCTCGTGACAGGCTCCAAAGATGTAACTGCAAGGATTGAAATTGGATCAATTACCGAAGACGATTATCAACCAGCAGTTCGAGGAGAAAATCTTGTTAACTATCTCTATGTCATGAAAGACTATGTTGACACATTGGCTGCAAAAGTTGATTCTTTGGAAACTGAACTGGCTCTATATCGAATTGCACTGGCAGGCCATGTTCATGTTGTCGTTGGCGCCGGCCCTTCAACGCCATCGCCATCTGCAGCAGTCGAGGGACTTAGAGGAGTTAAGAAGCTATTTTCGCAAAAGCTCGACGGTGTTATCGAAGAGTTCCACAAAGCCAAAACTATAAGGCAACATCTTGGAACTAAATCTGGAGCACTCAAAGGAGTTCCAAGCGACTACATTTTAAGCAACACTGTGTTCATAGGAAGATAACATGTCAGAAAATTTCGAACAATTTCAACCAAAGGTTTGCGATGGTGTACCTGATCCATTGCCGCTCAAAAAGCTATGTCCAGCTTGCACACCAAACAAATCGTTTATTGCTCCTGATTGGAGACAGATTCCTGAAGAGACTTATCTTGATGAAGCAGCTTGCGAATATAGAATCTGTGTGACTATCAATAATGAAGGCGACTCGTTCACAGCAGCAGAGTTCCGAGATGCTGTTGGCTCGAATAAGTATCCAACAAGAGAGCATTTGTTTCGCTCATTCGTTCAACCTGCAATCAGATTAATGCTCGAGGACACCGACAAACTAATTGCACAACAAATCATTTGCGCATCTCATGACGGACCAGCTTTCGCAGGAAGAGTTGCAAATGAGCTATTGCAAGAATATGACAATTTTGACGGCATCTACATGGATCTCAAAGATGATCCTCTCGGAGAAACAAAAGATTGCCCAGATCTTGTGACAAACACTGTTTTCGGATCAACCTCATTTGATCCCGAAGAACCTTTATCTTTTACTCAGTTTGTTCTACAAAACATTTCAAATGAAGTCAAGAATCCTTTTGCTCTCGAGCTTTACGCAAGAGCAATTGACTTTGACATCGATCCAATGCAAAACTTGTTGAAAGTCTTGATTTCAATCCCCGCTTTCATTCTCGACGCAGTCCCAGACAATCCGACTGGTCAAGAGATTAAGCAAGAAGCAGAGACAACGAAATCAGAAGTTGAGATCGATGTAAAAAAATTCTTCGGACAAATCACGAGACTAAAAGTGTCCTTGATGGCCTATGCTACGTATCAGTCTTACTTCTATCAAACTCAAAATGGGTTTCTTAAATTCAAGGAAAGCGGCAGTGATTATTATGCGTCATCTTTCTCCGGCAAGATTCAGGCATTCTATGAGGATCTTAAAGCAGAGGCCAATAGCAAGAACAAACCACGAAAGAAGCGTTGGAATCTTCGCTCAAATGTCCCAAGCGTAACTGTAAAGAATGCAGATAAGATTAAAATCACGTTCATGACAGGCGAGAATGGAAATCCCTATCGAATCAAGAGAATTGAAGCAAAGAAAGAAGGATGTGAATATCAACGCATCTGCGGACGCAACAGCAAGTTTGCGAAGAAATACAGTCTCAAACCAACTGTTATGAATTACATTGCCAAAATCAACGAGATTGATACTGCCCTAAAGGCTCGAGAGTCTTATCCTTGGCTTGACTTCTTGGTGAAGTTTACTTACCCTCTTTTGATTGTTGACTATGGGACTCTAAATGAAGAGTCGATCACCGACTCCTTGGGAGAATGCGTTGCAAACAACGTCAAAGAATTTGGCGGAGACCTAAAGGATTATGTTCTGAATGAAGCTCTCGATCTCGTCCAAGCGCTCGCTTATGAGTTCAATTCAAAACAATCATGTCAGGATTTATTGGCAGAATCGGAGATTGAAAAGAAGTATTTTGAGAAAAATCCAACTCCCGGATTGGATGCGAATAGAGACTTGTCTCAGGATGCCCTATCTGCAGGTACCCGAGACTTTATCGATGAAGACATCGCAAAAGTAAGAAAAGAAATCAGAAACATCGAAGATAAGATAAGTGCAATGCAAACCGAGAAAGCAGAAGCCGACAAAGCTTTTGAAAAAGCAAATCAATCTTATTTGGATGCACCGTTGGATGATGCTGACACCAGAAGAAAGTTCTTGAAAGAAAGAGATAGGGCTGGAAATAAATCAATAAGATTACAAAAGTCACTAGATAAAGCAATTAAGATTGAGTTGAAGGCAAAGAAAGATGAACTCATGGTATTTGGCGATGAAAGTTCCGACTTGTCTATTTCGAAAGAAAGAGAGAGGCAAGTTAGAAAAGCTGTTGCTAAAACTGCTAGGAGAACTTCTCGAAAACAAGGAAATCCTTATTGGAAGGAAGCAAAGAGGCTGGCTCTTGAAGAATTAAAACATCAAACAGGAATTCTGTCAACACTGATTGATCTCGAAACATTCATGACAACCGGCGAGATCACATCTCCAAAAGCAAATGAGAAAGCAAAATCGGAACCAGAAGACTTGCTCAAGAGACTGACCATGTGTAACGTTCAGTCCTTGACTATCAATGCAATTCAGTGCCTGTTCTCGGGTGTTACGCAGGAAGCAGCATTCCAAAAGATTGTCGAATCTGCTCTCAAAGCAATGGATGTTGATGTTATGGGTTTCTTTATTCAAGGTCTCCCACCAGCCAAACAATCTGATCTTCGCGAAATGGCAAGACAAAAGTGGGCAGACATGCCAATGCCTTGGGAAGAAGGTTTCACGGCGGGTTCATCGCAAGATGCAAATCCTTACTTGCAGTACCTAAATCAAAATGGAGAACTAACAAGCAACTTGGCTGCCGTCAAAACAAAACTTAAAGAAGATTTAGCAAAAGTTGAAGCAGGCATTTCAGAGAAACAATTGAGAATTCAACATGAAAGATCTTTTCTAGAAATGGATGAAGACTTAAGGTTACTGGTTTCAAATGAAGAAGAGGGCGACTTTGGTAGAAATCAAGAAGAAAACATTTTTAAGTTAAATCTCGAAATCGAACAACTAGAGATCGCACGAAATGACATTCAAAAACAGCTCGATAAATTTAAAGAAGAAGACTTTTCAAAGCTCCCACCAGAGAGACAACAAGAACTAATCAAAGCACAGACCCAAGCACAAGGGACTCTTGGAACAGCACTTGGAGACATTCAGTCTCAACTTATCGATATGTATATCGAGAACATGCTGGATGTTGTCGGAGTTGACGAATTATTATCTCATCTTGATAGGTTCCCTGGCGGCCAACTTGTCCAGCGTTACCTAAATCGAGTCGGATGTGCCTTTCAGGGGCTTCACAATCCCCCTGTAAAGTCTTTTCTCTCAACCCTATCTTTTGACCCTTGCGGCGATGGAAACGTCGGTCTAAGCTTCCCTGAGAAAATGAAGGACGTTGATTTCCGAGCACTCAAGCCTTGGAGAAAAGATGCTCTCACTATCTTGAGAAACAAATTCATTGAAAAGCTCGAAACAGTTTTGACGCAAATCTTGGTAAAAATGATTCTCAAACTAATCAAGACAATTGATGATGCTCTTTGCAAAAGCATTAATGCTGTTGGTCAATTCGCAGCAGGGCTTTTGACAGGCAACAACCAAGGCCTCGACGAAGCGGTCAAGGACGCTTTCTGCCCAGATGCCGATGAGGATCTCGACAAGATCAAAGAGAACCTCTTCAACAATGCTCTCGGAAAAGGCGGCGGAGGCCTTCAGGCTCCGAACACAGAGGCTTATGATTGTCTGTTTCAGATGATGAATGCGACAATGTCAAAGCAAGAAGTTATCAATCTTTTGACAAACACCCCATCGAATATGGATTCAAATGTCATCACAAAGATGTCACAACTTGTAAATTCTCGTTGTCCTGACCTTGCACCGGTCCTCGGAGACCCTCAAGATATCAAAGATTGCTTTGGTTCGATGCAAAAATTCATCCCACCAGAGCTGCGAGCATTCTTGAAAGAACAAGCAAATGCAGTTCCAGAAGGCCCAATCTTTGATTCAATTTGTTTGACTCAAGCAGAGCTTGACAAATGGAATAATGATCGAAAGATGATTTATCTTAGTAATGGTCTCGATGAAGACACTGCTCAGGAGCTCGTAGATAAAGCTAACGCTCGTGCACTTGATGACCTAGGCACTGTGTCCGACATGCTTCAAAAAGGCCCTGAAGGGCTATTAGAGGAAGCGATAGATGACCTTTTGAAGCAATCTGATCCTGCATGTGAAACAGATCCATCTGCTATCATTTTGGAAGATGAAGATCTTGCGGCTCAAAAGCTTGATATGCTTAATGACTTCTATAAGACAATCGAGAAGAAGTTCATCTCAGATCTTATCGAAGGCAAGCATTCGATTCTAAACAATATTCTTATCGATACTAATGGATTTCGTTTTAATAAGCATGAGAGGCGAGCTGGGAGTCCATTTTTGAGCCCAAACTACGTCGACAACGAAGAGATGTGGGAAAGAAGAGAGGATTCTTCTCCTAAAATTATCACATGGAGAATGGACGAAGATCGCATGAAAGGGATGTTCCCAGAGACCGTTGGTGGCAGAATGCTTCAGAAAATGAAGAACATGAATCTTCAATATGACTCGAAAGCAAAGAACACAATTGTGATGAAGTTTAAGGACATTCAAGATGATCCGGATTATGAGAGCAAGTTGATTTATCGAGTTCTTCCTCGACCAAACCCAACGCACCTTGTTAAGGTTGATGAGACATTTCATCGAAAGATGTCAAGAGAAGAAAAGAAAAAGCTAGGCCTCGAAGGAATCAAGTTTGGAGCTGTTGAGAGTCCCAACTCAAGTCGATTTAGAGTTAAAGACTTTTCTGTTCAAGACATGACGAATGAAATCGATTACAGCTTCTACAAAGATCGCTTCAATGTTGAGACCGTATTGTTCCGAAACTTCTTAATGAAGAAAGCAAACATTTCGATTGGCAACTCGACACTCGATAAGCTCGAGAAGATAACCGATGAGTGGAACCTCGATGCTTTGAACTTTGTGAGAAAATCTATCATCGAGAAGCCAAATGGTAAGCTGCCTGTTGGATTTAACTTCGGAGCCGACGATCAGCAAAAGATTACATTCAAAGACATGCTTTACGTGAACCCAGAAGCCGATCCAGATAACAAACTAACATGGGTCTACACGAAGCTTCCTTCTGAAAAGGTGCTTGGAAAGTCAGCCACAGAGAATCCGAGAGTCCACTTCTTAGATCCCGCAATTCACGGAGGCTCCTACTTGTTTCCCAAGATTTACATCGAACCTGCAACCTACAACGGTTGGCTGGGGATGGTAAAGGCTTTCGTTCCGGAAATGGAAGTGTGCGACGATGTTGACAACGGATTCTTACAGATCAACGATATTGCGAGAAGAGCAAAGCAAATTGAAGGATCTCTCCCTGTTGATAAGCGCCTATCTCAAGCACCGGAATGCCGATTCGAGATTCCCTATGACAGACAACTTACTCCTGCTAACCATGGGATCCTAGAGGGGATCGTAATCGCCACTCTTAGAACATTTGGAACCGAGTTCATCTTAAGAACCATGCCGGTTCTTGGATCCGTGAAGTTGTCGCCGAATAACTATGACGACTCACTATTCATGATGATGGCTGAAAAGATGGAGCAAGAGTTTAATGCAGACTCCGAATGGGAGCTCAACGTTGTAAAAAGCTACACTTACTATCTCCTGTTCTTGGAGCAATCTGTCCAAGTGGCACAACGTCAAATCAAAGATGGTCTTCTTGAGCAAACAGAAGAGATGACTGCTGCTTTAGAGATATTAAATCGGGCTCAAAACGATTTTGAAAAATTCGATACCAGTTCCCCAACAGTAATGGATCAAGTAGCAAAAGGCTCCGCTATTGCTGGCTACAATTCTGAATGGGAAGATAAATATAATAAGCCGGGATTAATTGCCAAGATGCAAAAATCTTTAAGATTTCTATCGGCTGAGAAATTAAGATTGTCTCGCAAACTTGCGGTAATTCACGATACCAAAAAACATGCTCAAGTTCTATTAGCTGCACTGTTAAGAAAAGAAATGTCAAACCTAACAAAGAGACTTGAACAGAACTTGCGTCCATTACCTCACGTTTGGGATGTAAAGAAGTATGCTTTATCGGAAAACGGAGTCTTGAGCTTCTCTGACATTAAGTCTGGACGGGCATCTGTTGAAGTCGAAGTTATCGAAGGAGGCTCAAAGCCTGCTTATGGCTCTATTATAGATTGTCCAACCAATCGAAATGCAACGGCATTCGGAACGCGAGTTGCCTCAGGCTCATTGCCGGCAAAGGGAGCCATGTTCCTTGAAAAATACATCAGAACAATTTCAAAAGATGGCGCCGAACAGGTAATGACAATTAAAGAGTTTGAGCAACTCATTACGAGTCCGAGCAGATTCGACGAGAACTCAAAGCTCTCAGATCACTTTGGGAATGCAACGGTTTTGAATGGTAAGTTTTACGGAACCATCGGTGTTAAATTCGGAGTCAGACTCATTTATGTTCCACATAAGGACTCTGGGATAACATCAAATCTTGACTCTTTAAGGGAAAGAGTTGGAAAGATCGGAGACTATCATCACATTCCTCTTGCTCATTATGAGCACGATGTGTTAGACAAGGCAATCAAAGACATCGATTTTGATGATGAGAACATGGGCGAAGATCTTAAGTGTTACGTTGATAAGTTAGTAGAAACCGATGATTTCAAATTTATGTTCGAGACTATTATCAAGACAACAACGTTCACGTCACTGTTTGGAATCTATTCTTATTATAACTTCTTCGAATCAATTGGTCTCGGACCAGACGAAGTGGAAGAAGATCGACGAAGAAAAATCAAAGGTAAATGGAAAAGAAAGATTTTCGATGATGTTAAAAAAACTTTGAAGAAGCAGTTTAGGTCAACTTATCGATCTGATGACGATGAATACGAAGGAAATAAGCAAGAGAAGAGACAATTCGACGCTCAATGGTTGAGTAATTTGCTACCAGAGTCTTATATAGGATTGGATGGTAGTGTCCGATGGTGGCAGTCTGCTAGGATTGTTGATGTTAAGCCATTCAATAAAGATGGTGATGACTGTCTCAACGATTTCCAAAAACTTTTTAAGGATTAAATTATGTCAATTTCAATTATTTTTCCAATTGAGGTCGGGGATAACGGTGCACCCGTAACAAACACTTCTTCATCAAGAGTAACTTCGACATCATTCGGAGCAGCATCTTTTGCTGACTGGAGCCAGACCGACGCAATCAAGCAGAATTTAAAAATGCTATTGCTAACAAGGCAAGGGGAATATGTCATGGATGCAAACTATGGCGTCGGACTACAAGATTATTTGTTTGAATTAGAGACACTTATCGACACGAATGGTCTTGAGTCAATAATTAGGTCGCAAGCTTCGACTTACATGCCTTACATGACAATCAGCAACCTATCAGTGTCAATCGAAGAAGGCTCGAGCTTGATGAGAATCCGCATCGAATTCTTCTATAATGAATTAACAATCCCAGAAGTTTTTGAATTAGAAGTTATTTAGGTCAAACTATTTAGTCTTTGTAGAGGGACCATTAAATGT